ATAGCCATTTGTTATCCTCAAACTATAATTGTTTTTTCAACAACTAGACCGCTAAGAACTCCACCGGAGAATGTCCTATAGAACGAATCTATAGCTGAACCTGATGGAACTAATCTGTAGAGTGTTGTGTTAGTGTAGGTATATTGGTACACGTCTCCGTCAGCTATCGTTGATAACAGCGTTGGAGTTGTCGTATAGCCGTTTACATAGTCAATCCATGTTTTGTCATGTAGCCGGACTGTGTTGGAAGAGACTATGTTCTGCGTAGCCTCCTGCATCAACCCGGATACGTCAACGTCGTACTGGGAACCGTCCGAAAGGTTAAAGACGATACTGCCGTCCACTGCTTCTTCAATGGAGTCTATGCCAACACCGTCTTTACCGTCCTGACCGTCCTTGCCAGTCTTCCCGTCAATTCCTTTGTCACCCTTGTCGCCTTTGTCACCTTTAGGGCCTTGTTTACCGGAGTCACCTTGTGGACCCTGATCGCCCCTGTCACCTTTAGGGCCAGCAGCTTTTGTGACAGCATTAATCTTCTGCTCAAGTTTGTCATAGACCGCTGCAATCTTGAGGTCTACGTTCACTTCATAATCCTACTTAGAAGCTGTTGTTCTGCTTGCTTCTCGCTGTTTCTACGCTCCAGGCTCAGAACTGAGGACTTCTCCTTAAGCTTAATGTCCTTTTCCTTCAGCGCAAGCTCAGCGACCTTCAGGCGACGCTCAAACTCTTTGTCGTCTTGGTCTCCTGCCTGTAGGTTAGTAGTGATGGCCTTGATCTTACTGATCTGGAGTTCCTGTGGTATCGCCTGAGATTCAATAATGATCTTCTGTGCCCTAGCTTGGGACTCCTGAGCTTGACCCATGAGTGCTGCTGTCTGGGACTGTTGAAACTCAAGCTGTGCCTGTTGTGCTTGCTGTGCAGCCTGTTGCTGTTCCGGAGTGGGCTGCGATGCCTGCTCAAGACGTGCAATCAGTTCTTCACGGTTGCTGATGTTCATGTTGTCGATGATGGCTGAGATCAGAGAACCATAGAGTGGTGAGTCAGCCTTCATGGTCTGCAACAGTTGTACTAGCTGAGTGACCTCGTATTCACGAGCCATGATCCCCAGTGTTGACGTAGCGTGGAACTTGTAGTCCGACACGGGGTAATGCTCAGGGTCAAACTGCATGTACCGATGTGCAGCTTTGGTAACGAAAGGAATCAGGAATGATTCTTGGAAATTAATTAGGGTACGCTTGTGACGCTTGATGATGGCTCCCAGAGACATGCTGATGCCCGCTGCGGTTGCTTCACCATTGATGGACCCCGCTATGCCTGCTGAGTCAATCGCCCCTGTAGCGGTCTGTACCATCTTCTGAAGGGCATCTGCTTGGGCAAAGGTAATCTGGTTAACTTGACCAAAATTAAACGGCTGTAGGATCTCCTGTGGATTACCATTGGTCAGCAGGAGTTTACCAGCCCTGACTTCCGGACGTGAGCCTCGTGGGATACGTGTAGCGTCCATAGCCATCATTGGGTGTACTGTGAGTGCCAGAGCGTCAATACGTGCTCTGAGTTCAGCGTCCAGAGCCTTCTGGCTGTTGTAGCCCTTCTCGCACACACCACGACCCCAGAAACGCGAAGGTACTACGTCCCATGGGAAAGCAACAATGGGTCTGTCCTGCATCATGTAGGGGTTAGCTTCGGCCTTCAGGAGTGTGCCACCGTCAGCAATAACAACGATAGCTTCTACGTAGTAGGACTCGTTATCGTCTTCAGCCGCACCTAGCGGCGCTTGTGATAACTCCTCGTCGCCTTCTTCGGCCTGTGCGTCCTTCAGGAGATAACGAGGGACAAGACCGTAATACTTCGTGAGACGTACTTTGTCGTCCAAGTACACCGTGAGGTCCCTGTCGGGTTCAATGTCAAAGTCAGGAGCAGAACCCTTGAGTGGCTCGTTACGGTACACACCGGACTCCTGTAGCTGCTCCACGAGATGTCGGGATACAAACTCGTCAACAGCAACACCCAATGCTTCTTCTACATTCGTAGCTACAGGGTCAATCAGGAAGTTCTGGGGCATGACTGGACGTAGCTTACAGATCGTCCTGTCCCTGATGTTTACACCTACGGCAGTCAGGTCCCCACCCATGATGGGCTGAGTTGCTGGTGCCATCTCTTTCTCTTCTGAGATGACTATTTCAGCGATTCCAGTTCCGAAGACAGCCGAATTAATAAGACATTCAGCCACTGCTTTACGTACTTTAGTAGCTTCAAAATCTGTATGCAACTGATTACGGAGAAATACAATGTCCGCTTTTTCAGGGTCATTAGCGTCGTCCTTGATGTCAAAGAAACGACCTCTGCCAAACGTTGCTTCCTCAATCTCTGCCACAGAGCTTTCAACAGCCTGCTGCAACGCTGGGCTAATGATTTTAGAACGTTCGGAACCTCTAGTTGCATCTTCCTGTGCCCAGATACCACGCCATAAGCGATAGTATTCATCAAATTTTTCTGAGTAGTTGGACTCAAAATGGTCACGCCATGAGTCACACTTGGTGATAACCCAGTCCTCTAGGCGCTCCTCAATCATCAACGGTTTGTTTTCTTCGTTGAAATCTTCCATATATTAGTATCCCGATACGGAGTCCAAGACGTCAAAGTCTTCAAACTCAGTTAAGTCTCCTGTGTAAGGCACTTTTGCAAGCTGATCTATGTAGGCCAAAGCGTCCACTAGGTCATCATGCGTTAATACATCGGGGAACTGGAACAACTCATCTAGGAACCTGCTGTTCCATTCCCCTTTGCTGAGCGCTATTAGGCCGTGTTCAAATCTACCCTGCAAAGCCCACATGATACGGTCAGTTTTCTTTTGATTACCATGTGTCAGTTCTTCCACTCTAAAGAAGAACCCATTCCGTTTCATCATGTCTGTCAAGGGGGACATTACCGCCTGTTTCGCTATGCCTCGTTCTATACCTACACTAATTGGCTTGTAGTCCCTTACGGCTTGAAAGATCTTCTGTGCAGTTTCTTCTAACGTCCAGCGCCCATAAATGATATTCTCTACGTACCACCCGTCCTCATTGGCAAACACAACAGCGATAGCCGTGTTGTCCAACTTGGTATTCTTTGATTTCTTCTTGGATACGTCCTGAAAGCCCGCTAAGTCCACAGCAATGTAACAGTCAAAGAACTCAGGTCTCTTGTCTGCAAACCTAATCCAGTCCTCTTTGAACATTTCGGAGCCTTTGGCTTCAAAGGACGCCATGAACTCCTGACGAAATGCGTAGCTGGACATGGACTTCTTAGCGGTATCTATTTCCTCCTTATCCAGTAGTGGGTTGTCATAGCTCGTAAAGTGCCATGATCTGTAGGAGTCATCGTCCGACAACTCTGCGTACTTGTACAGATCATAGAAGTGATTACGTCCCATTGGTGTGCCAATGAACAACGCATTACCCTTCTGGTCAGCCAATGCTGGCCTTAGGATCTGCTCCCAAACATCGGGCTTAATGTCAGCGTACTCGTCCAACACTAAGAACTTCAAGGAGACACCACGCATGGTCTCTGGTCTGTCTCCACCTTTTAAGCTGATTGTTGCACCGTTGACCAGCTTAATCTGTAAATTATTGATGTGACTACTTGAGATCACTGGGTGCCCCAAGTCCAACAAGGTCTCCCACATGATGTCCCTAGCCTGACCCTGAGTAGGCGCTACGTAGAACACCGTACCTTTGTCAGTCTGTAGTGCGTTCACAATTAGCAACCATGCAGCTAACCGTGACTTACCTGTACGTCTACCAGCAGCAACGATCTTGAATCTCGTGGGGTCTTCCCAGACCTCTTGTTGCCACGGGAGCAACTGGATGTTTAATTCCGACACTAGATCGTTAGGTCAAAGTTACTGGCTTGATGCGGGATCATCTCAAACGTACAGATGGCTGTAAAGGTTGAACCCGCGTCCGGTGTAATGCTTAGATAATCTCCGTCTGTCATAACTAGGACTGCACCTTCTGGGCCACCAAAGACTAAGTTGTCACCTGCGTTGACTGACTTGGCACCTTGGAAGGTAATGGTAGCACCGTCGTTCCAGCTAGCGCTCACGGAGGCTGTGGAGCCACCAGCGTTAGCAATGAACAGGTACGTGACGTAACAGTGGTAGCCTTCTGGTACTGTGAATAACGTGTTGGATACACCAGCCGTCAGGTTCTTACCTACGGAATACTTCATTTAGTACGTCCACATCACTGGTGTAGTTACACGGTCATCCACATGGACAAAGCTCTTGGCTACACCGATTCCTTTGAAGCCCATCTTGAGTGCTTCCTCTACGATCTTCAAACGCTGAACACCGTCCACTACGGCAATGTCAGCGGCTACACCAAGTACATGCTGCCCGACAGTTTTCTTGTGTGCTTCGGCACTATGTTCTCTTGACCTGTAGCCGCTTGTGATTGTAAAAGGGAAACCACACTTCTCCCTGAGTTCGTCCAACCTGTGTAGAAACTTGGTGGACATTTCGTTCTTACCCGTCTCCTTACAGTCAAACTCGTCAATGGTAAAGTACTTGAACTCACTCATGTTCGGTGTAGTCTCCTTCTAAAGTGCTAGCTGTGTCTATTGTTGCTTCTGTGTTGATACCACTGATGGTAATGGAGACACTGTTTCTACCACCACCCATCTTGTCCTTCTCAAAGTAACTAATGGGTAGCATACGGTCCATTAGTAGCTTCCAAGCTGCTGCCTGATTCTTATGGTCATCATTGAGTGCAGCATTCATTATACTGTCAAGCACCTTTTGGGACTTTGGTGATGCCAGCATACGAGCTTTGTACTCATTGATGATAGCTGCGTCACCCTTTGGTCTACCAACGGCACCTCTGGAGCCACTCTTGTGTGCTTGTACTAATGATTTCTTAGGTCTACCTCTTTTCCTAGGTTGAATTGATGTTTCTTCTTCTGACAATCGTATTGCCTCCTTAGTTCTTAGGAGATACTGATGTTGAGCAGCCTCAGCCACTCTTTAAATCTTTAAACATTAGTTGTACAACAGATGTGCTTCTGATGTACACCTGTTGTTTTTGTTTTAATTATCGCTGTTGTTGCTAAACATTAATTGTTCCTTAGTATCTGCTTTATATTATAGCATACTTTTTAACAAAAGTCAAGAACTTTAGTGTACTTTTGTGATATTTATGCTTACAGAGGGCCGCCTTTTGTTGTTTTTGGCTTGCTCATGTATTCCTAAGGGGAATCAATGACATGCAACTCGTGAATAAACTTCAATTTTACTTAATTTTTACTCAAATTTGACTTATTTTGTGCCCGGGGTGCTACTACAAATATTTACAACAGTAAATCCCCTCCCCGGGTCTAACATTTGGCCCACCTAAGGCAAGAACCATGCCAACTCTGGCGCTACCACAGATGACATGAGCTGTCAAGTGTTGACACGAGGGGCGATCCGTGGTAGCAACTCAAGGCGCTACACTAGATCGAGGGAGTTGTCAAGGGTTGACATGTGTGAGCCGATGTAGTACCCACTGGAGCCCAGTGCAGCCACTAGCACATCACAAGCCCAAGCACAATAGATATCACTAGGTTAAATACTAGCGCATCACTGAAAAAAATAGTTAGTCTGGGGTATTGCATTGGTCACTCATGAGCGTATGATTAGCACATCGAATGACATTACATGAGGTTATAAAAGTGAGAACGTTCCTAGTAGGCGAGACTGTATCAATTCAAAAGATATCATCTACTCGTGCGATAACAGGTGAAAACGAGGCTGTCGTTACGTTCGTAGGGCGCCCATCATGGCGTCACCCGCGAGAACGGAACGGCCACGAATGGACATGCTGTAGAGTTATGTATTCCAACTGTGAGCAAACTGAGCTACTCTATCTACATGAAACCGTGAAGTAAAAACAAACAGAGGACAAACAAGATGCAATTACGACCAATCAAGAGCAACATGACAGAGCTTACCGTAGGCACTACCACGGTGCTCTTCAGCTACCGAACGCCCGTCGCTGGCTATGACGATCAGGGAGCCTTCAGGACTGAACAGCATTACTCAGTCACCACCACGAAGCACATCAATCACTATCTAGGCGGCAAGGACGTGGGCCGAACAGTGTCTCAGGACTACATCAATTCACTTGTGGAGGTAGCATAGCATGACCATTGAATTCGAGAGCAGCACCTACAAAGTACCAGCGTTTGCACTGCCTGCGCTGGTGAACAATGACTACACCGGAATCATTGACGACGATGAAGCATACATAGACAACC